AACAACATTTAGGTGAGGATTAATCATGGGTTTGCAATACAGATCTAAAATCGATTTTGGAGCTATTCTTAATAGTGACAAAGAGGGTTTCAACCTTGGTGTTGATAGCTCTATTTTTCTAAGAGAAGAAGTTTCAAGAGGAACTTTCGCAGCTCCTAGAATTGGATTAGCAGGAAGAAGTTTGAGTTCTGCTTTGGCTTCTGAGGATATCAGTGCAGAGACAGATACATCTTTCAACATTTCAGTTGATGGATATGCTCCTGTAGCCGTAACTCTTGTTCCTGTAGGTAAAACTACTGGTCTTTTGATTGCTGCTCACTTAGAGGCACAAATCAATACTGCTCTTATTGCTGCTGGCTTTGATTGCAGAGTTTGGGTTATTTGGAACGCATTAGCTACACGTTATGAGATTTATTCTCAATCTACTGGGTTAACTAGTGCTGTAATAGTTACCGATGCACTTCTTTTGAACATTGCTGATTCTCTTGGTTTGGGAGTAGCTAACGGCGGTACACAGTTTCTTGGTACAAACGATCAAGACTTTTTGCTCTATACGACTGGCGGCGCTAAGTTTGAACAACCAATCGAAACTAGCCCACACAGAACAGAGCGTTTTCATTCTGGGTTCATCAAGAAAAAGACAATGAGTGATTTTGACTTGACCACGATGATAAACATGGATGGTCTTGCTGGCGATTCTCTTGATACTCCTATCAAGCTTCTTTTGAAGTCGGTATTTGGACAAGAGACAGTAGTTCCGGGTGTATCGATTAGTTATGAACAATCGATACCTAACACATATTTCACATTAGTAAGGGCTTCTACAATATTTGCTGAGTATTATACTGGCGCTTATTGCAAAGATTTTACTCTTACTGTACCGGGCGATGCGCCGGGAACAATGCAATTTACAGGCCGATGCGCTAACTCATCGATTGCTGGTATTGGCTTAGTTGATGGCGCTATTGTTGCTAACCCAGTTGTTCGTCTTTCTAACGCTGGATATAAGCATGTTGAGCGATTTTCTGCTGGCGCTAGAGTAATGATGGTAGCTGTAGACGGCAGAACAATTACTGCTGGAGCTGACGGTTCTCTCTATATCGTTTCTGAGAGCCAATTGACTGACGAAGTTCTTCTTTCTCAGCCAGTAGATGCTGCTGACTTATCGTACCTGACATTCTGGCATCCGGGAGCAATCCAAGCTACTGCTAGAGACAATATTTACACAGATCTTTACGGTGGATTTAAGTTTAAGCCTACTGGTTTCCCAGTTTGCGCTACTAACCTCTCTCTGAATTGCGTCAACGACCATTTTGATAGAGATAACTGCTTTGGTAGCCAAGGCAACGAAGGTTTTATTGCTGCTAACAAAATGACCATGACTTTGGAGTGTACACTTGACCTTGCTGGCGACAACTTGGGTGACCTTGTTCAGGCTAGAAAGTTTGGTGGGTTTTCTCCTGAGATCTTGATCGGTGATGGAATAGGTAGATCCTTACTTCTTAGAGCTCCTAGATGGGTAACTAACGTACCTGCTGTCGAGCTACCTGAAACTGGAACAACCAGCTACACATATTCTGGGGTTCTTTATCAGTCAGTACCGGGAGCAAGAGATCCACTTCTTATGAGTTTTGTTTAAATCATAGCCTAAAAGTTAAAAGCCAATATATACTAGCTGTATATTGGCTTATTTTTTTATATGGAGTTTAATTAAAATGGCTTTTAAAACTACACTTACTAAGAAGTTAAATGCGGTACGTTTCATTTCAAAATCTGATTCAGCATTAGATCTAGAAAATTGTAATTATGATGAATATATGGAAGATCCTAACGCTAAAGAAGCGACATTAAAGTTTCTTGAGGGTCAGGCTCCTACAATATTCATCCTTAATTTTGAATTGTCTGGCAAAGAACATGCCATGCTTCAGGACAATATGTTTGGCGGTGTTGACGAAGATAAGCAGCCTAAAATCACTATGGGTAAATGGGGATATAACGCAGTCAAAGCATGTTTAAAAGACATACAAAACCCACCTAATGAGACTCAAGTTATAAGATTAAAGAAAGATTCTAAAGGTTATGTATCAGACGAAACCATGACAGAACTTCAGAAGTTTGGTTTGGTAAACGAACTATTTAACCTATATTTTTCTTTAACCCAAACGGACATAAGATCTAACTCAAAAAACTGATAGGGGCATTGATCGATTTACGTTTTGCTGATTCAGATTCAACCAAGACGATGGATTGCTCAAAATGCCCTAGTTCTTTAAGGAAACAGAGAAAATGTGAACAGGATGGTTTGAATAATTTAGATCGTCCGATTTCTGTAGATTCATATGGGCTCAAGTTGACCTTTTGTCCAGCAAAGGCGACATGGTATCATGAATTTACAGAACTATTCTCTCAGCTACTCGTTGCGTTAGAGACAGGTATTTTGCCGAAGGGTGGTAATCTCGAAGATCAAGATCAATTGTTTGTAGAGTTATTTCCTTATTTTGTAGATAGATACCGAGCTCGTCAATACAGTAGATCATGGGCTGATGTAATAACATTTGCTCCTAAAGTTTTAGAGGCAATAGGTAAGATGATTTCCCGGATGTTTGGGGGTAAATAATGGCAGTTAAGACGACCGATGAGTTTGTAATTCCGCTTAGTGTAAAAGATGAGGTAACCAGCAAACTCAAGGAAATTGAGAAAGCGGTTAAATCTTTTATGTCAGCCTTAGATCAAGGCGGCGTGAACAAGATGAGTACATCTCTTGGTCAGGCTGGTAGCACAGCAGCTAAGGTATCTAAGGGGATGAAAGATAGTGGTGATGCGGCTAAAGCTGCTAGTTCATCGATTAGTATTTATGGGCTAACTCTAGGCAAGGTTAGTGCTGCCATATTTACTGCCAATGCTTACCTAGACTTTTTCAATAGAACTATGAGAACTTTTACATCGACGATTGGAGCTGCTGTTGCTCCAGCGATTGCCTTGGAATCTGGTCTTGCTAAAATCAATACTGTTTTACCTGAGGGAACTAAAAGCATTGAGAGTTTTAAGAATGAGATTTTAGCTTTTCAATCAAACTTTGGAGCGAAACAAGAGGATGTGATTAGAGGCTACTACGACATGCTTCAGTCGGGAGCTGTAGATGCTGCTGATTCTACTAATCTTATGACAGTAGCCCAGAAGATGGCTGTAGCTGGATTTTCTACCTCCGATAAGATGATCCAAGGTTTAATCTCAGTGCTTGCTAACTATAATATGGAAGCAAAAGATGCTGCTAGAATTGCTGACTTAATGGCAATTGCTAACATGAACGGTAGAGTATCGATTGAAGGTTTGGCTGATAATATTGGTCAGGTAGCTGGTCTTGCCAACATGATGAATATTAGCCTTGAAGAAACGATGTCTGCGATGTCAACCATATCCATGGCAACATCTAACTCTGCTGAGGCTATGACTTCCTTTAGAGCTATCATCACTGGTATGTCAACACAAACAGGTGAATTCTCTGCTGTCATGCAAAGACTGGGCTATAACAGTATTCAGGCAATGATAGCCCAGAAGGGTTTTATCGGAACTATTCAGGCTCTTATTGCTGAGTCTGGTAATTCAGCAGAAGCACTATCTTCGATCTTCGGTAGGGTAGAAGCGAAGGTTGGTCTAGCAGCTCTTACTGCTGAAAAGACAGCTAAGATCTACGGTAAGAACATGGACGATATGAAAGCTTCTGTAAACGATGCTGGATCGGTTATAGAGAAGCAATTCGGCATGGTAATGGATACGACAAGCAAGAAGCTAGAAATCCTCTCAGGATCGCTTACTACCCTTCTTGCGAATATTACATTTGGATCAGTTGATTCAATGAAAGATTCCCTTGATGGGCTTATTGAAAAGGTTCAAAAAGTAAACGATAACTTCAAATCATTGCTAGATACCTATGCTCTTTTAAATCAAGGAAACAATATTATAATCGATTCTTTTAAGTCTCTGGGTGAAATTCTTGTTATTGCAGGATTATCATTTATAGCACTTAAGATTTCAGCAGTCGGTTCTTTCTCTGCTGTTCTCATTGCAGCAGCTCCAGTTGTATTAACGGTTTTAGCCATGACAGCAGCCGTGGAGGGAGCGACTTGGGTCTTTAGAAACTGGGATACAATTTCATATGAACTAGGTCTTCGATTTAAACAAATGAGATATCACTTCAATGAGTTCATACAGGATGGGATGAAGGGTATTTATGCCTATCTTGATGGTCTAAATAAGCTTGGTCTTGTTAGTGATAAGTTCTTGCATGACTATAGACTTAGTATTCTAAAGGGTGCTGATGCACAGAAGGAATTAAACAAGGAAATAGAAAACAGCAAGGCTACTTACAATGAAATGGCAAAAGACATGAAGGGATCTTTCCTTTATGACTATTTTACTAGTGCATCTAAATCTGTAGAGATCTATGGAAATAAATTAAATGAAGTAGAAAACAATGCCAGATTGGTAGCTGAAGCCCTTGCTGATGTTGCTGCAAATAATAAGAAAGTTTTTCTCCCAGAGACTAAAACACGAAGTCTTAACGGTGGAATTGATCCAAGTAATTTCGGACAATTTGAACCACAGATTGATGATGAGACAAAGAAATATAAAACTCTCTATAATGATATGAATACTACCTATAAGGATTTTCTTGATACCAGAAGAAGATTGAATGCAGAATTTCAAAAGCAAGAAAACATATCAAAGAAAGATGAGTATGAAAAAAGCATAGCCGAAGCTGAGAAGAAGTATAGAAATGCTGTTCAATCCTTTCAGCAATTTATGGCCGATGAAGCATCAGCATCAGCTCAAGATCGTAGAGCAAAGCAAATTGAAGAAGTAGGTAAAAACCTTCCTATAGCTGCACAGTCCATGGGATTAGATGATGATATTGATAAATGGGATAAGGTAACAGACGCAAAACATGAAGCACTGGCTATTCAAACCGATATAGTTTCCTCTTTTGAAAGAGAATTAGACGTACATAAAAAAATTCTAGATATGGCTCGTGAGGGTAAACAAGGCCAGCGATTTGGTGGATATGAAGTTCCCGATGTAGAAAAAGCGAAACAAATAGTTGATATTTCACAGCGACTCTATGATAAATCTGCTTTGATTAGAGACAATGCAATTGATGAGGCTGGAGCCAGAGAAGATATTCAATATGCTATGGAAAATGAGAATGATCTACTCCAGAAAAAGATTAAATTAGAAAAAATGTATGCTGGCATTAAAGAAAAAGGCGGTTTAGCTGCTTTTGATATGGGTCAGATAGAGACAGTAGGTAAAAACTTTGGCGCTCCTATGGCTAACGCTCTAGGTAATTTTACAGGGTTCATGGCTGGTCCTTTGGGTATGGTTTCTGCTGCTGGCATGATTCTAGATGGGCTAACTTCTATTGTTAATATGGTCGCAGAACTTCCCGGTAAGGCTGTTGGGCTAATAAAAGCAGTCAATGATATGCCAGTTAAAATTCTTAAATCTCTAGATGAACTTCCAAAAGAGATCATAAGATCAATAGCTGAACTTCCTAAAATGTTAGTGAAAATGATAAATAGATTTGCCGATCTCGGTCAGATTATAACCGATGCGATTACAGAGGGTGTTGATAAGCTTTTTAATGATCCAGAGATGTTCAATAATCTGGGTCAAAACTTTGCGAAAATGTTAGTAAGCGGATTAAGAGCAGCACTTTCTGGAATCAATTTATTTAAGGTTTTTTTCTCCCAGCTTGGCGACAATGCAGCAATGATGGGTTCTGAGATTAGCAAAGGGTTTGTCCTTGAGTTTAAAAGATTGGCAAATGATTTCGCTAAATTTCTAGATATGAAGCCATTCTTTGATATAGATGAGGGTGTTAAGAAAATTAACGCTGCCTCTGAGAAGCTAAATAATAATGCTATGCAGATGTTTTCGGTAACTGATCTCGGTCCTAGTAAACAAAATGTTGATATGGCAGATAGAATAAATAAAGCTACTGAAAACAGTAATAAGAAAACAGAATCAACATGGTCAAAAGCTATATCAAATATGCTTAAAACTATGTTTTTTTGGGAAAACCTAACTTACGAACTTGGCCTATGGACATGGAACAATATCATGCTCCCTATTATTGGTCTTTTAAAGGAGGCATGGTTATGGGTTTGGGAGAAGGTTCTTAGCCCAATAGTAACTGCTATTAAGGGTGTTTGGCTCTGGGTATGGGAAAAGGTTATTTCACCAATCATAACTGGTATTACAGCCGTATTTCAATGGGCATGGGATAAAATATTCTCACCAATAATCGATGGGATGACAGCGTTATTTCAATGGGTCTGGGATAAGATTTTCATGCCAATAATAGATGGAATCAAGGCGGTTTGGGATGGCGTCATTAAGCAGATAGAAACCCAATGGGAAAACATTAAAACCACATTTGCCATTTTGAAAGCTATCTGGGATGAAGTTTGGAAATTCTTTGATGAAAAGATAATAAAACCTCTTGGAAAATTATTTGATTGGATTGGTGAAGTATTTAGTAAAGCCGCCAGTGCTTTTGAGGGTGTTTTTAATTTCTTCATGAAGGGCATTGGATTTGTCGTTGGAATATTTAAATCTGTAGCTGAAGTATTTGAGCCAGTAGCTAAAGTATTTGCTGATATCTTTAAAGGAATAGGATCTATTTTTGATGGGATAGATTGGTCTGGAATAGGAGATAAAATCGGTGAAGCTTTTAGCAAAGCATTTGATGGAATAAAATCTTTCTTTTCTAAATTTTATAACACTCTTGCTGATCTAATAAACGCAATGAAAATTCCAGCGTTTGAATATGGAATAAGCATATTAGGTAAAAAATATTCTGGTAAACTCTGGGATGAGATTGACCTTGTTCCCGGTGATATAGCCCATCTCGCAGAAGGTGGATTTGTTCCGAGGGGTACGGATACTGTACCAGCCATGTTAACTCCGGGTGAGTTTGTCGTTAATCGTCAATCTGCGATGGCTAACATGGACTTGCTTAGAGCTATCAATTCAGGTTCTAGTTCTGTTTCTGCTGGAGGAGCGCCAATATTTAACATTACAATTAATGCCAGTACGCTTTTAACTCCTGATTCGATAAAAAGAGATATACTTCCTGCTGTAGAGAGAGAGCTAAAGAGAAAAAGCTTAGATGGATCATTCGTTATCGCTGCATCTGGAATAAGGAAATAAACAAATGGCCGATGTTCATAATGGATATTTAGAACTTAACTATCATCAATACCCTTATTTGACTGATCTACTTCTTCATTCAAGAGCTGTTCAGGTTGAGAAGGTTATTACCAAGTATGTTGATAATAATGTTCAGACTGAAAAGGTGTTAGATAAGACTGTTAATGTTGGATCTCAGCTAGAACGATTCATCGATGCTACAGATTCTCTGGGTGTTCAAGCTAGGTTGTTAATTATCGATCCTCCTGACGATATAAACATGGGCTCACAAGTCCAATTAGTTCTTAGCAAAACTCTTTCGGTTGGCGCTCAGATTAGAAAATTGATGATTGATCCTCCTGATGATGCAAATATCGGATCTCAGGTTGAGAGACTGATTATCGATCCACCTAACGACATAAATGTAAATGTTCAGGTTGATAAGAAATTGAGCCCAACGGGAGAAAACAATACTCAGGTTGAGCGTGTTTTAGATAAGCTAAGTAATATCGGTACTCAGATTGAAAAACATATCGATGATTACAGAGTAAATAACTCTTCTCAGATATTAAAATATATCGAAACGACTGATGATTACGGTGTTCAGATTTACAGAACAAGTCTTGAACATCATGTCTGTCAATACTACCTAAATTCATATCCGTATTTGACGACTTCTTATCATGCTGGATGCATAACAGCTAGGATGGCTACTCAGATTGAAAAAAGAGTAACCTTCAATATGAATAACGTAGGTACTCAGGTTAACAGGTACATCATTGATCCTCCTGACGATATGCGACTGGGCTCACAGATTGATAAAAGAGTTTATGCAGCTACCAGTTTTGCTTCTCAGATTGAGAAATTCCTTTATTATGTTGTTCCTCAAGGCGGTCAGGTCGAAAGGTTTATATCACTTGGGTTTGTTTACGGAGCTCAAGTTGAAAGCTTTCTATTTAAGCTAAGATCATTTGGAGTTCAGGTTAATAGGGTTTCAGCTAGTACGGTAGCTGTTCAGGTTAACAGACGACTATACAACATTACCCAGCTAAGAATTCTGGATATGTTTCTAAGCAGAGGAACTATAGCCCAGCAGGGTAACACTTGGACAAATGAAATAGTCGGTGGTATAGCTCCCGGCGATTACAATGTCAATAACTTGAATACTGACTTAGTTGAGCAAATTACTAAAACATCTCCTGCTGAGAGAAGATTTAAGATTTACTGTAATACTGGGATACCTAATACCTTTGTCGATACCATAGCGATCATGAATCATAACTTTACTCCTAGTGCTGTAGTTGAGATTGTTGGATTCAAGGATCTTGCTGATTTTAACGCTGGTATTCCTACGATTGTAATTAGGCCAGTCCTTGAGCAATACAACATTTACTGGATTAGCCAAGATCTTCCTCTGAATCCTGCTCAGTATTGGAGATTTGATATTCAGGACGTAGGTAACCCATACCAGCTTCAGATGGGTACGATTGTATTTGGAACATCTAGGATCATGACTGTAGCCGAGGGTTTTGATAACCCAGTATCATTTGGGTTTAAACACTATAAAGATTCGGTTGAGACTGAGGGTTTCAGTAACTTTTCTCTGGATAGAGCACTAAGAAGAAATCTTGGTTTAACATTTAGTAAGCTTAAATATTACAGCGGTAATTATTTAATGATTAAAGATTTCTTTTTGAGTGTTAAAACCGATTTGAAAGCACTGATTATTCCTAGACCTACTAAGCCTAGTGCTCTTGCTGTTTTTGCCAAGTTAAACGAGTTACCGACTGAATCACACGAGGCAATAAATGATAATGAGCATTACATTTCATTTAATCTAGACTGGGATGAGGGGAATTAATGGCTAAATTTATAACCAAAACTGGAGTTAAAATTGAGGCTAATCAATTCCTTATGTATAGCCAATGTGAGGGTGTTACCAAGTATTGCAATAATTATATTGTTAAGTCAAAGGTAGGACTTCAGACTATCAAACAATATGATTATGTAATGAAAACTCCTAGCGGTGGATATTTTGCCATTCCCAAAGAAGTCTTTGAATTATTGATGGAGCTAGACAATGGGTAGTTCAGATAGAAGACCATACGATCAAGCTGGAAGATCTCTTAGTCAGGCGCTTTTAGATGAGTGTGCTGGTAATTTATCTGCAAAGCTTGAGATGATCTGCACGATAGTGGATGTAGGATCTGACGAAGTTAGTTTTTACTTATCTGACAGGGCTAAATATGTTTACTTTTCAAGTATTGATGCATCTATTTTCTATCAGCCTAGAGTTACATTTCCTCAGATAAATAGAACGCTAGGTGATTTTTTATCGAGCACACTTGAGTTAAGTAGTTTGCAGGTTACGATAAATAACTCAGATCAATATTTTAATACAGTCCTTCCCGGCGGTGATTTATACAATGGGTTCATAAACAAGGTCATGATTGTCGAGGTTGGAATTGGCGAGGATGCAGCTAATTACCATACAATATTTGCTGGACACATTACTAAGGTTGGTGGTTTTTCTAGAGATTATAAATCATTTAAACTAACAGCTAAGAACAAGTTTGAAGTATTAAATACAACCTTTCCAGACAAGTATTTATCAATAGATGCGTTTGAGTTTTTAGATGATGATCTTGTCGGTGTAGCTGTGCCAGTTATCCTTGGTGATTGGACAGTTAATTTGGCCAGATCTCATCCATCTGTTCCGGGTCTAGTTGTTAACGGAAAGAATCCACTAGTTAATAAATCTATAGTTGATATCAATGGAGATCCAGATCCAAATGTTGGGTCAGCTAGGGTTCAGGCAGTCATTTCGATTAACCCATTATCATTTTTAGATACATCTAAAGTTTATTTAAAGCGATCAGATGTAGCTTATATTTTTGACAGTGCTGATATAGAAATTTTGGCTGGTTTGGATAATAGATTTGTTTACATAACCCAAGGTAATTTACAAGTTAATGAGCCATTAGAGCCATGGATCTATGAGGATGGAGATGAGTTTTTCTTTGAGGTAAAAGGAACAACATTTGATTCACCGATAAATATTGGCAATCCTCTCATGCAAGCCAAGAAGTTACTGATGGTTTATGCTGGCAGACTAGAGGCCGATTTTGATTCAAGTTGGGCTACATATATTACACGACTCGGCACAAAAGGCTGGCTATCGAGATGCTGGGTTCAAGATCAACAACCATTATTTGAATATATCTTATCGCTTTTAGAACAGGTAAGGCTGGAAGTTTATATCAATAATGATAATAAATTAGCGGTTACATCTCTTTGGATGGAAGATTTTATTCCAGCTCCAAGTTTTAGGATAAATAATTTTGATATAATAAGAGGAACACTTAAGCCCATACTTGAGGACAGGAATGTATTCAATTCAGCTAAAGCAGAGTACAGTTTTGATCCATCTATTACTCAAAATAGATTCTCTACTGCTCAGTATAGCAACGAACTTGCTGTTACACAGATGGGCTCTAAAATAGCAAAATTGATTGTTTTCCCGAATTTATATATCGAATCTCATGTTTTAGATAATTTAACTGAGATTTTGCGTTTAATTCCTTATATTGAATTTCTAGAATGTAGCGTAACTCCGAGATCACTTCTTTTAGAATTGGGTCAACAAATTGGTCTAAATATCAATGTCGGAGGTTTTAATTTAGTAGATAAGTTTGGCGTGTTATATAATGATATGGTTACAGGAATAGTGAGAAGTCTTGGGTTTGATCCTAAAGGTATGTCAATTCCGATTAAGGTTTGGATGCTTCAGATGGTGGCGTTTCCAAACAGCTTAAAAATTGATGTTGCCGGGAAAATTGCAGGATACAATATAGCAATAACTAAAGATTAAGGAGATTTTCTATGGCAGTTACTTTAACTATCGCAAAGACGATCAACGGTGCTCAGATTGCCGATTCTTTGGCTGGTGGTAGCACTGGTTGGGATATTGGTCAGGTATCTAACACTCTTGGTTACGCTCCTTATGTCGATAGAGATTTGAACACTGGTCATCAAAACATTTTCGCTTACCATAACGCAGTAGTTGATCCAATTACTGATGTTGCTACATATATCGGTGTTTATCCCGGTGTGTACGGTGGAGCTAATCCCGGAGGCGCAGCAGCAGACTATACAGATTTGGCTGCAATGGGAGCTGCCGATCCAGTTAACGATAAGAATAACGCAGCAGGTCTTTCTCAGGGTTTGAGGGTCGATCATAGTGGTATCACCATTGGCGGTAACCCAGACCGATTTGATCCTACCGTAGCTAGAGTGAGAGTTTATGGACATGATTATGGTGTTGGCGCAGTCGGTGTTGACCTTGCTAGTGCGATACCTATGCATGTTGACGCCATGGTTTTCAATAATGCTGGAACTGGCGTGGATGCTACAGCTCCTAGTTTGGGAGTTATCGGTGTAACTGGCGATACAGCACTTGGCGATACAGCTTGGATCGGTATGAGATACTACCTGAACAATCTCGCTACTGAGGGTGGTATCATGCAATTTGGTTGGATCTGGAGTTACTCTTATACGGCGTAAATAATTATGAATGAACTTACTAAAATGAATTTCGGTTTTCAGCCTTTATACAGACTTAGATGGAGATTTGACTTTGTCGATAAACCATCTAAGTTTGGCGTCTGGAATGGAGCAAGCAATCTTCAATCAGACAGTGCGATGATGGTCAATAAAACTGGGCTACTTAGAGCATGTATCGAAGGTGAAAAGATCGGAGAATGGGTAGTTAAGGTCTTGTTTGAGATGGAAGGACATAACTACGTTACGGCTCAATGGATCAGACTAGCCAATGCTGGCATCATGGTTAATAAGGATGTTCAAACAGCATCCTTGCCAAGTAGCCTCATTGGTCTTTCTTTATTAAGTTCTGACAAGAAATACATTGTTTATGTCGATGGAACTGGAGCGATAGTTCACTTACCTAAAACTAGGATGGACATAAAACTTTTAGAACATTCAGCAGGAGTTTGAAATGGGAACATCTACTACTACGATTAGCAGGTTAAAAGTAGTCCATCCTGACTTTGGTTATGATGGTGGAACTGATCTGCATACATATGTTCGGACAATTTATAATCAGTTTGGCGATAACATTAGCAGCAGAGTATTTTTCATCGATGATTTTCCAATCGGTGGAACTGTTAATTTAGCCCATAACTTGGGTACGAGAATGAGCCACAATAGGTTCATGCTCTATAGTGGTTCTTATGCTGCGATGACTCCCCTGACAGCAGCTACAACACCAACACTAGATAATTTTACAATTATTGACAGGGTTGGATTTGAAGATAACCAAATAGCGATAACAAATAATAGCGGCGCTCTGAGAGACTTGATTGTTGTTATCTATCAGGATTCGATTAGTCCTAACGCTATGCTTGCTAAGGTTCAGACTACTCCTCCAGCAGCTCCTACTGGCTATTATCAAATATATCCAAAGGCTGATGGTAAAATATATCGCAAGGGATCTGACGGCATAGAAACAGTCGTTGGCGGTGGATTAACTCCGCAGAAGATTGTATTTGCAGATAGCCCAGTAACCGTAAAAGACGGAACTAACTACCTTGTTGATACAGTGGGTGGCATAGTTACTTTTACAGTAGCTTCTGGAAGTTCTGCACTTTTACAGTTTGGTGTAAAGAACGATGGTTCTGATTTTACAGTTAATAAGGCCAGAGTAACTTGCCCTACAGCATCCATATATATTCCAGATCTTGGAGTAGTAGGAGCTGGAGAATATTTTGAGATAGATGCGCCTGTAGAAGCGATCCTTTTTGATTGGGATGGCACGAGATGGGTAGCTTCGATGAGTGGGCTAAAAGACTTATCTTCCCTTATTGGTAGCAGGTCTATTATTTCTGCGAGTGTTACAGCAGCAAATAAAGACATTCTCCATGCTAACACTACAGCAGCAGCAATAACTGTAACTTTGCCACTGGCTCCTATTGCTGGTTATGTGGTTACGGTAGCTGATGCTAAGGGTACATTTTCTGTAAACAATTGTACGCTTGATCGTAACGGACAGAACATAAGAGGCGCTGCATCTAATTTTGATCTCGATGTAGATTTTAAATCATATACAGCAGTTTATATCGACGCAGCATATGGCTGGGAAATTTACTTTTAATAAGGGGTTTAAAATGTTTAGATTAATACTTCTGGGCTTCATAATATCTATCTTCGGTAATCATTTTGCGTTTGGTCAAAACCAGAAATCATCTACTTCTGGGTTTGTAATTCCTGTCGGTACACTTATGCCATATGCAGGAACTACAGCTCCTAGCGGATGGGTACTTGCGGGTGGTCAGGAATATAGCACTACTGGAACATACGCTAAACTTTATGCTGTTATTGGCTTAACTTATTGTACTAACGATCATGGCGGCGGCGGCGCTTGTGCAGGTAGTATTTTTAGACTTCCTGATTTAAGAGGTAGAGCAATTAGCGGCAAAGACAACATGAACGGCATTGCTGCTAATAGAATTACATCAGCTAAAACAATTGATGGAACAGTATTAGGTAAAGCTGGCGGCGGTCAGAATGTTGCTGGTCATTATCAGCGTTTATAGTTTCTATTTTATCGGTAGCAATATTCGCATTAGTTACTGGGCTAAAGGAAGATCCTGAGCCCAAAGCGATTGGTGAGTTTGAATTTGAGGGAGCTAAGACTAAAGTTTACCAAGCTGGTAGCTGTCAGATCTTTGCTACTAAATGGAAATCAAATGAAAACCCTAATTTCTTTTTTTCATGTAATAACGAACGTAAATAAACAGAGGTTTAAATATGTCAGATCTAAAACTATCAAGACAGGCTAACGCAATACTTGCTCCTTACCCATCGAGCCCACAGGTAGCAGGTATGATTATGCCATTCGCTGGATCTTCAGCTCCTAGTGGTTGGGCTATATGCGATGGATCTGAAGTATCTATTGCATCATACGGTCAGTTATACGGAAGAATAGGTACAACATGGAACTTGTGTACTAACCCACTAACAGGCGGTGTTAATGGCGCTCCTGCTGGCGGTAACTTTAGACTACCTGACTTAAGGGGTACGTTTCTAAGGGGTGTTGGTGACTTTGCAGATAACACTAAAGACACTACGCTAGGTGGGTTTCAGGCAGATCAGTTTCAAATACATGCCCATGATATTGTAACAAATGGTGGTTCTGGAGGTTCTGCTAAATGGGTTGCTTCTTTAACAAACGGAGGGGCTCCAAACCCAACACCACAAAACGGATTTGTTTCAAGTTCTAATACTGGGAGTTATGGTACAGAAACCCGTCCACAAAACGTAGGCATAAACTACCTCATCAAACTATACGACGATGCTGGATCGATAGTCATGGCAGGTAGCCCATTTATTGGATCAGAATTTCAGCCTAGTCCACTGACTATTACTGGAAACAATACTCTGTCATTATCTAAGTTTTATACAATTAGCAGTGCAGCTCCAACGACACAGACACTACCAGCGGCTACGGGTAGCAACGGTGTTATAACAGTAGAAAATACTGGAACTGCACTAGTAACAGTAGATGGAAATGGATCAGAAACAATTAATGGAATAGCTAACCAGATTATTGGTCAGTATGCTTCTCTTAAGTTAAGAGATTATGCTGCTGGTAAATGGATAGTAATGCACTAAAAGGAGAAATGTATGGCTTTTAATCTTGTACCTTCGGGAACAATTTTACCGTTTGGTGGTCCTAATGCTCCGAGTGGATGGCTTTTGTGTAATGGGCTATCTGTATCTCAAACAGCATATCCAGCTTTGTATGATGTTGTTGGTGTTCTCTGGGGTAATCCCGGGGGTGGATCTTTTAATGTTCCTAACTTAGTAGGAGCGTTTGCTAGAGGTATCGGAACAAGCGGTGTTCATGTTGGTCCTTCTGGGGTAGGTGTTGTTCAAACTCATGCTACAGCTAAGAACGGTTTAGCTAATGCTGCAAGTTCATTAAGTTCTGGCTCTGCTACTGGATCAGGCGATCACTCCCATGGAGCTACGACAACCGGAACAGGTAGTCATGACCATGATTTAAACAATGGTGGTGGTGGTGGTGCATTAACTGGTGATACTTCTTTTACCGTTGCTTCAGGTGGAAGTGCTACCGTTGCTTCGGGTTTTGGTGGAGTATTAATAAACCTTGATAGAACATCAACATCAGGAAGTACACACAGTCATGGTATTAGTGCTAGTGGTACTCATACTCATCCGGTAACTGGAACATGTGATGCACAAACATTATCATCAACCGATACTGAGACTAGACCAAACTCTAAGGGTGTTAACTACATCATTAAGATTTAAGGAGTAAATATGCAATTACAGTTAATAGCAGGTGATTACGACTGGACAGAACAAGGCACACATGTCTGGGATGCTAACGGTTTTTCTACTATTATTACTGAAGCAAAGACAGTAGAGATGGATCAAGAAATTTATGATGTTACTATTGGATTTGTTGAGGCAGCTAGAATAGAACGTGGTCTAAATGCTGATGGATCTGTTCCTGAATCTTTAATCCCTGATGAACCATGACACAAAAATAACGAATAAAAAAGAATAACGAATATGTCCTCGCTATCTATAAAGCAGGACATTCGTTATCTTGCATCGATCCTATCAATACATTCTTCCCCCCAAGACCGATGGCTAAACCAGTCCTGAAGAAAGAAGAAGATAATGTGATTGAGTTTAAAAAGCTTAATACTTAGCTTCGACGGCAAGACCTTTTTCCAAAAGAGACTGACCTAGATTTTGATCTCCTATGACATCGCATACATATCGACCATATGGATCTTTACCATGCTCAATCAAGGTGACGCCCTTATATACGAATTGCTCTAGATACTCTTTGGCTTCTATAGCTTTTTGGGCTTTTACTATATCTTTGTCTTTTAGCTCATAAGCATTAACATCTTTAATTCTTACTCTTATGCAGATTGACACATTAAACCCAAGGTCAATGGAGACATCGAGGGTATCTCCATCAACAACATGGGTTATAACTCCGGTATAAATTCTTTGTGTCTTTTTCTTACTCATGGCGCATACCAACATCGTGGTCGGTTGTTACAAGAATAAGACTGAGCAGCAGATCTTGGGATAACTGCATCATTCCAAGAGTTCTTACAAAGCGCAGCAGCTACCATCGTATCTAGTCGGCACTGAGCAGCAGGATGAGAATCAGAAGTCCTAGAGACAACACTAGTATCCTTCCTATTGATATCTACTCCAGTACCTCCAAGAGCTCCCAATAGTCTTGCTAACGATAGCCCACCCATCATGCCTCTTTTGCAGATGTATCTGTTCTTAGAGTTTTGCCAGAATCCATTACAATCAGCGGTTACCTTGGGCTCAACACTTTATATGGGATCTGTTTTAGTATCGATCATTTTTCTAAAGCAAACATGAGGAGCAAAATAATCAGATTGCCCTTCATTTGAAGCCCAATCTCCTTGATATACAGGAAAACCGCCAAGGTGATGACCGATTTCATGACAAACTACAAGTCTAAAACCATCTGAAGTCATCTCAGGACGACGTGCCATTCCACCAAACATTTTTACAAACCAGTTACCGTTTTGCTGATACGCATAGGCATTAACTGTAGAATCATTCCAGTCTCTTTCTATTGCGAATCTAGCTCCAAACTGGGCTACAATTGGTTTATAGATTTTCTCTGCATCACCGATAATAGAATTAAACTCCTGTTCGGTCATGTTAGATGCCGCAAACGAGTCATACATATGAAGATCGTTTTCCGGCATAAATGATTTGGTTTGCCCCATTGCATCTCCGCACGATACCATTAGCATAAAGATCATAAAAATTCTGACCATAGACAACTCCTTTTATTTTTGGGTCTACTTAAAGCATAAATCCAATAGATTGCCCTTGCAACAAGACTGCTGTAAAAGAAAATTAATGACAAAATAATGGTAGTTGGGTGTTAATATAAATCGTTAGATAAAAACTAAATAAGTAATCCGGTTTATTCTGGGGTAAAATATGAACGTAACTTCGATAAGAAACATGCACAAAACTGTTTTGTATAATGGCCCTATGGCTGGAGATTTTACTTCAGAAATAGGCGATTTCAAGGAAATGGCAGTCGGGTTTATACAGGCTATCTTTACTGGAAATGATACCACAAATGGAATATTTAGACTACTTGTTAGTATCGATGATAGGGATGATACTTTCGCACTACTGTCTGGTAGCGAGCAAGCTACCGATGGTGATTGTCCTTCTGTTGGATGGAATTTATGTTGCATTGGCTATCGTTTTATTAAAGTGCAATTCATAGCAAACGATAACACTACCGGAGACTGCTTAGTGTTAGCCGTTGGAAAACTGGGGTAAATATGGCTGGAGTTATGAATATACCACAATACCCATCCGAACTTATTAGGTTCGATGATATGGTTATTGATGAGGTTGTAATAGGCCTTATTAATGGAGTAAATAATCATTTTGATACTATTAGTGTTTTTAAATCTGGTACACTATCCATATACCTAGACGGTCGCAAACTTACCATTTTAGATTACCAAGAATCTCTTAACTCGCAGGGGTTTGATTTAATCATTAATACTAGTGATTCTCAAAGACTTCAAAGACCGTTAAGGGATACCGAAGAGGTTAGAGTAAGCTATCTTAGGAATAGATCATCGGGTAAACAGTGCATTAAAAACATGTAAAGGAGAGTAGAGATATGGGTCAAACAAACTTGGAAAGAACTTATTTTGAGCCAAGAGTAGAGATTACTACTTCTGGAAACCTTGGCAGACAAGAGGTCGGTTTTACCGGATACTTCAGAATCGGTGATACTGTCGAGATTCTTGATGTTGGACCTAATGGATGCATAATATCTATCCTTACTACTGCAACGATTGCAGCTATCGAAAAAGATGTTGCGCTTATCTTTACGGCTCCTGTAGATACCTCTTTGGCTACTGGAACACCCTATGCACAAGTAAGAAACATTGACGATGGTCAAGAGGCAGTAGATCGTCTTTATCGCACGATTCAACTGGGTCAAGAATGCCAGATAATCGAGCCCATTCTCGATCAGGCACTTAATACTCCAGCCGGTGGTCAAGGTACTTATGATGTTGGCGATATTGGCTACTTCAGAGTAGGTGACAGTGTTGTCATTCTTCATGATAACGGCGCAAGTGCAGTCGCTACTGTTCTTTCTACAAGCCGTAACGCTGATGAAGCTAACAATGCAGGAACGATTGTTATTAACTCATCGATTGATACATCTACTTGGACTAACCCAAAATTCCAGATGCTTCTACCGATCTGTACTTCGATAGCTCGTCTTAAAGACGATATTGATGCGATCGATCAGCCTATCGAGAACGAAGATTTGGATACTCCAGATTGCTCAAACACAGTTTTTGAAACTGATGGGCTATTCAAGGCAGCTACTACTCATCTCTATATTGATGGTAGAAAGCTTAGACTTGGCACAATGGGAACAAGAGCAGCTAGAACAGTTGGCGCTGGCGATGCGGCTCTGACTTACACTAGTATGATCCTTGGTACTAACGGCAATGCTACTGATGTTAAGGTTACTGCTGGCGCTGGATTAACGGTTACTGTAACAGGTGATTTCGTTAACGGTTACTTGGTTGACTGTACAGATAACAGCGGTGTTGCTACTGCTGCTCAAGTAGCAGCGGCAATCAATGCCAATGCAGCAGCTAAGAGACTTGTTCAGGTTCAATACGGCGGCACTGGAGCTGATCCAGTAGTAGCTTTTGCTGCTACCTCTCTTACTGGTGGTCTGAATAATGGAACTGGCGATTATGCAGAAGTACCACAAATCTTTGAAAACAAGATTGTAGCTACTGGTTACAAGTGGGTTTCTCTCTGGATACTTCCTAATGACAGAAACAGACTTAATAAGCCTCCTAGAAACACCGAAGAACTTTTTATCGACTATAGGCGAATTCTTTATAACGCCTAACATTTTGATTAAAACCTGCTAGTATTAACGTATTAGCAGGTTTTTTTCATATTTGAGGTGATTATGGGTCAGACAGATGCCACAAGAGTACAAACTAACGAAGAAAATAACACGACTATCTCTGCTGATTTAGCTTCTGCTCTGAACGAAATAGATAGCAGAATAACTTCAAAAGACATCTATCCTGTCATAACTAGAACATCAAATTTAATCAGTAAAATCGAATATTATTCAGATTTATCCCATGCTAATAAACTGTATCAAAGAGAATTTACAAGAACTGCTGGTACTGATTTAGTGCTGTATATTACTGGGATAGTAACTACATTTTATAATGATAATGGTTCGATTGATTCAACCATAACTACGACAATTGCCCGAAGTAATGACCTTATTTCATCGTGTAATAATGTTTTTTTGACAACGGAGCCACAATGCTAGATTGTACTGATATAGCAATAATAGAAGAAATGGTCAGACAAAGAACGGGGATATCAGCCAGTCCGGGTTATATCTGGTCAAGGTCTGGAAATATTCCTGATGGAACATATCTTTCGTCGGAAGGTAACCCAAGTAATTTGGTTGGGCTCCCTGTTCAATTAAGCACTGGGATAGTAAAGGTTATTTTTTACGATCAGGAAAATCCTACTACTTTTGATCTAGTTCTATTTAAACACCCTAGTCCATTTACAGTTGTTGCTACCATAAGCATAGTAGCTAGTGCATCTGGAGTAATAATTCTTCCTTCACCTCCTACTGTTAGTATTAATGATCGACTAGGAATGAGAGTAATTAATGGATCAGCTAAATCTCTAAACGCAGGATGCTTGTTAATAGGGTCTGTAATATGAGTAAAACAATAAAAAACCTAACTGCACTGGCTGTCATAATTAATGATGCAGGTGTTACTATTCCGGCAAGTGGAAACTATATTATCCCAGAGTTTGATTATTTATTATGGGCTCAATCTGCTGATTTTGAGACAGCAGTTAATGCCAATAAAATTATTTTAAATAATGGGCTATTTGATCTTACTAAAACTGAATCTCTTTACTTCATAAAGTATCCAGATTTTGCCATAAATCAAATATTTCTCAACGATACATATCGATCAAATGGCTTTACTTCAAGGTTAACCCAAACTGCCATTGAAGAAGCTATGGGT